TTTACGTGCTTTCTAATTTGTCTTTGGATACTTGTAAGATAACAACTCCAATCCAGCTGTGCAGTACCCAAGAAGTGCATCCAATCTTTGCCTTCTAGCATACCGTCAAACTTCATAGTGATAAGACGCTTGAGAGTCACGGGCATTTTACACATATTGGCACCACCCATAGCCCAACCTTCTGCAGCCTTATCTCCCCAAACAGAAGAATCTGAAAATTCTTTAACACCTTGATACCAAGCTTCGGCAGTTTCCCAATTAGAACCCTGTAAAACATTTAAGAACTTAGTACCACCGTTAGCAGCACCTAATCTATTTTCGATAAAATATTTGTTGTTGAACTGTGTTTTTTCTAAACAGTCTTCGAAAGTTTTTAAACCTGTTTTTTCAGTATGATTTTTATCACAGGCCCAAGTCGGAACGTCTAACATCATAGACCAATCAGCAGTAACATCTAACCAAGTAAGAATTTTTTCTCTTACTTTGTTAGCAGCCGGGCCTTCAAAGTTCTGCCAGTCAAATTTAATAACACCTTTACCGATCTGATATCCACCAGAATCGCCTAAGATCATTGTCTTTGAACGATCTCTAGCCTGTATCATAAGTTCTTGATCTAAACTTTTTTCAATATCTAGTTGTGCGTGGCCTGCAGAATAAAGTGCATTTTTATAATAGAAATATCCTTGTTCAGGATTTAAGAAATTCATACCTTCGATGCCGCGATCAAATCCTGCAGGGATTCGATCTTTAGGTACAAATTCTTCTTTCCGCTGTTTATCTACATATGTACTATAGAAAGAACTGATAGCAGGCAAGTATACCGCATAATCTTTCTGTAAGGGAGTTAAGTCGATTGGATTTTTATTCATATTTTATATTATAAGTGTAAAATTTAGTTTAGTCAAGGAATTTTTTTCTTTCTTTTAGAATATTTAGATTATCTTTTTCTTCGTTTTCTAAAGTAGGAGAATCTAAATTCAAATAACTTGTTTGATTTAAAAGGCCTATAGTTCCCGATATCCAAGAATTAAAAGAAAGGCTTATACGATCGATATTATTAGAGGTTCTAATCACAGAATGTTCTAGATAGGAAGGAAAAATAATTAGGGTGCCTTTTTTAACTTCTATAATATTGCTGTGTGTGTTAAATTGATTATATTTTTTTGGAAATATTTTCAAAGTCGACCAGGAACACGTTTGATCGGTATGAAATTCGATAGGAGCAGGATCTTCAGTAAAATACAAAACACCACTAGCAATACTGTTAACATGATGATGTTGATAATGATATGCACCTTTTTTTGTTCTATTCAACCAGGCTATAGTTGGAAACAGCTCGTTTTCAACACACATTACATCAGTAGCATAATTCTGTAGATGATGTTTTATAAAGGATTTTATTCTATGTAATTCTGGTGATTGTAAGATATCAAACCTATCTGATCCTACAAGAATACCATCTGTATTTTCATATTTTGAATATAGATCAGTTCTATGAACAAATTTTAATTCGTCATCGGTGAAACCTTCTATTTCTGTAACATATAAAGGAGAAGGAAATAATGGGATAACATCAAATTTACTTGTCATAGTGGGTGTACTTGTTCAGATCTCGCTAAAATTGCTGTAAGTTCTACTCTTGTTCGCGACTGTTCTAACTGTTCTAGTGCGATACGAACTGATTCATTTGAAGAGGCTAATTCGTACCATTCTTTTTCTTGCTGCTGTCTTTTAATAGCCCAATCGATAGCACTTTCAGCTTCACTATTTAGGCCTACGTTTGCAGAACTAGCATAAATCTTCATCCACTGATTACCATCAAACACTTCCATATCACTGCCATTTAATCGCAGCATACCTTGTGCAGGATTGCTAGGATTGTAGCTCACATAGGGTAGAGAACTACCCCCTGCGGCATATAGATGTTTGCTAGAACTGTTTACAGAATTAATCATCAAGCTGCCTGTGCAGGAATGATATATTTGTAAGTAGCAAGACCACTGTCTAGAGTGATCTGGATAGCACCTTCGTTTGACAAACTCATCTTAGTGTTGTTAACATCAGCGATCTTAAGGATGCTCAAGATTGGAAGTACAGGCCAAGTCCAACCGCGATCAAGTTTACCTGCAACATTCTGTGCAAATACAAACTCACCGCCGTGTGTTGAAGCATCACCAAAGATAAACTTCAAATTACCGCCTTCTGTTTTGGCAAGGAATGTTGGATGTTCGTTGTTAGCACCTGCCTGGAAGTTGAAACGCTGTACCGCAGCCACAGTAGGCGAAATTTCTACATCCCACTTAACACCGCGGAACTTAACAGTCTTCATCTTTTCGTTGATGATTTCCTGATTCATAAAACGATAGTCGTTCTTGAAGTCGCCGTCTTTGTTTTCAAAATGGATGCCAACAGGAATAGTTTCACCATTACGTTCTGCGAATGTAACATTGATTTTAGCATCGTCTTTGTATTCAGCGCCATCTAACAAGAATTTTAGTTTTTGCAGTTGAGGCATACCAAATGTGCCTAGCATATCTGGATAGGGATTCGCAGTCTCCCCCTCCATAATAACTGAACGATCATCAGCCATAGAAAACACCTGTGTTTTATCTTCAGAGCCTGTGACTTTAACTGTAGTGAGGAAACCTAGATTTTGTGTGTGGCTTACGATGTCTTGTAAAATATCTTTCATTGAGAATTCTCCTTAATATTAAGATTATATTTAGATCTTGAGTAAAAATCAACCCTGAAATCACTCAAAATCAAATAATTTGCTGAATGTGTTATCCGACCTTGTCGAGCTGATGTCCCATTCCAAAACACCAATAAGGTTTTCTAATTTTTCGTCGATGACTGTAGTTTCCATTTCAGCATCGTCGAAAGGTAGGTCTTTGAACCATTGAGGTAAACGCAGTTCATCAACAGGATATGCTACTGAAGTATATGCCATAGGATTGTCTTTGATTTTACAAACGATAACTTTAGCACCGTCTGTGATGTTCATAGAATATTTGTCATCCATCATACGCTTTAGTGTATTCCAATTAAGACTAGCACGAACGTGTCCGGGCATATTGGCCTTACCAGCTTTTTTCTCTTTGGCTGCATATTCTGTGATATTATTAGCACGTTTGGGCGAACCTTTCTCCCAACCAGGTCTAGTTTTAAACTCAGTTCGAAAATCAGTAATGTATTCTAAAACTTCTTCTTTACTTTGTCCTGTAAGAACTCTTTCGAGTACATTACTTAAGAAGTCTTGGATAACAACCGGGGTATCTGACCGCTTGAGGTCAAGCCCCATTGCTTTGATCTTTCCCGGCTTGCCGTCGACGTCTGTTCGTTTCCCTTCTTTGTCGTAGTAGAGAACTGCATATCGTTTTTTTGTAATGAATAATCCTTTGGAAGCAACAATCTCGCGACCTGCTTTAATGACCTCTCCTCGAGTTTTTGGGACGTGGAATGCGTCTTGCATGAATCTGATAAAGGTACCATTTACAGTTTCTCCTATAGTGTCGTAAAGTTCAATAACGCTTTCCCTAGTCCAAGGAATCGCGCCTTTCTCGATGTCCTTCTTTAACGTACTATACGCAGAGAAGTAACAAGAGTCTGTGTCACCGTAGATGATCGATTTACCAACGTGATCATATTCTCCAGTGATAATTTCATTAACTTTACTTGCCATATGTTTGGCAATTTGACGTCCAGTAAGAGTTGTACTTTGTCCGATCCTGTTATCAAAGAATCTACAGCCGGGATTAAGAATAGCACCGTAAAGTGAGTTTAGGTTAATCTTCTTAACCAATTGACGTTTGTCCCAATACTCTTCTTCAATTTTATTTCCGGCTTGGATACATTCTTTTAACTTGGCCTGCATTTCTTTACGTTCTTTATACCAACGTGCCAACAGTCCAGGGATAATACCTTCTTTTTCGTAGGTAAAGATAGTACCGTTAGCAGATAATATCCAAGGTTGATTACTGTCAAAAATCAAATCGTAAATTTGAGATGCACTCAAGGTGTCGCTGCCGCCACCTTCCCAATCTATGGTTATCTCTCTCCCAACTTCTCGATTCATTACAGCAGAATATTCTAAACTACCAAACATTCCTTCCCAAGAAGAAGCAAATGATTTACCTTTAGATATTTCACTTTCGATGTGTGCTTTAGTGCCATCTTGACGCAACTGACCGACGATAGTTTCAGGCCCCATGTTTAGGGCACGAATCGCTGACGGATATAGTGAGTTAATATCTAGTGATCCGATCCACTCGTGAATGCCCTTCTTAGGATAGGCAACATAAGCACCTGCTGCCTGTGTATCTCCTCTATCGTCCATTTTTGGACGATTAGGAACTATCATTCCTCTACGATGTGATTCATTGATAATGGCCTGTTCAGTTACTGCTACTGCGCCCATAGTAGTCTGTAGCAACACAGTATTTTCGTGTGCGATCTTATTGGCAAGATCTAAAAATTTTAATTTTTTATCAAGTTTATCTAGCAGCGCACAATCTTGACGATTATATTCGATGAACTTGCGGAAATCATTGTTGTAGAGTTGATCCAGTGTGCCTTCGTAGACAGTTTTGTTTTCGCCGATCTCCATTTCTCCAATGGCGTCTAGACGATATGTATGACGTTCTTCATAGGTATATTTTCGATATAATTCGAGACTGTCTAGGTGTACACGACCAATGAGATCGTAAGTAACAGCAGCCTTGCCGTACTTTTCATATTCGCGTTTCTTAGGAAATTGATCCCAGAGACAGAATCTGCGAGTATCTTCTTTGCTGAGAACTTTTGTAACACGATTAACTGTATAAGGAATATCGAATCCTTCCGAGTTCCATCCACTTAATACATCTGCATCTTCTATGAGATCCAAGAATGTATCTAGCATATCTGCTTCGTTATCAAACAGCATAGTATTAGGAAACTCTTCGACTTGTTTCTTAGCTTCTTCTAAAGACAGAGTCTTAGGAGGAATCGCTAAACAGATCATAGTATCTAACCATTGAAGATGAACAGCGATCGCAGTAATAGGCATAAAAGCATCTTCGGGAGATGCATAGCCTCGTTCCGGATCAAAGTCTACTTCAATATCGAAAAATGCTACATTAAGTTTAGGTGCATCGACATTCAAGTACTGATCTTCGAGACATCGATAAATGGGATTGATATCGCTCTCGTATAGTTTTTTGTTTGAATGGATAGCTAATTCTTTGCGGAGTTCTTTAACATTTTTACAGAAAACTCTGTTTAACGTTTCTCCGTATATAGAAGTAAATTTACCTTTGGGATCTTTGTAATAAAAGAGATGTTTGGCAGGATAATCTTTAAAATGTCTATTGCCTTTGTTATCTCTTTCGACGACACGAATAATGTCGTCGTTGCGATCATAGAATGCGTCAACGTAACTCAATTTTTCTCCATATGCGATTTAGGGCTCGCAAATACCAAGTATGCGGTTTATGGCCACGCCTACCATCTTTGTATCTTTATTTATAACATTCGGATTAGACCGACAGTATCTATGGTTACCAATAGTAGATAGTTAGCCAACATGCCAAACGATTTCCTAGTATGAGCAGCCCAAGCATACATAGCACAACCAGCAATCCAGATAGGATATAAAATAAGTAATGGAGGGTTGGGTACCGTGAGAGCCATCGTAATGGAGCATCCAATCGAAATAGCCCATGCGATAATCTCCACCATAAAACGGAACGGGTTACTGTGCCAATCATCCTTTATCCATTCGAGTGTTGGTCTAAAAAGTTCATTAATCATTAATCTTTCTCGGGCAATCGCTTAGTTACACCTAAGATCATTTCAATTTCATCCCACTCTTCTTCGTGTGACTTCCAATTGTCTTTGTGTGCAATCTTGATCGCTTTATTGATAATGCTAGGCTTTACTTGCAATTCTTCTGATACTGCCTTTACGGTTTCTTTAAGACCTTCTTGCAGATCTTCAATTTCACGAAGAACGTTTCCGCCTTCATTAATAAGTCTTTCTAACTTAGCTTTTTCTTCCGGACCATACATTTTAGCCATCTAATTCTCCTATCAACTAATTATACTAGAATTTTTGTGATAAATCAACTCTTTAAATAAAAATTTCCTGCTACACTTATCCTATATTCATCTGATGAAAAAAACGGATATACACAATGATTTAGTTTAGAAGGAAACATTATCATTGTGTTTTCGTAATTTTGATCTAAGTCTATTAGCTGTCCGCCTATTTGACCTAGAATGTTTGTAAATTGAAATTCAAATGATCCTGAACAGTTTCGTGTGCTAGCGAAACCTGGTGCAAATTTATATTCCGATTCTCTAGAATAAGGAATTTTAATCCATATAACAAACGACATTACTCCGGAATGATTATGCATAGGATTAAATTCATATTTTTTTTGAAAATTTACCCATACCGAATCTAAAGTGAATGGAAGATTAGATGTTAATACTTCGACAGTTTTAAAATAATTATAATTGTTTTCGTATGCATCGATAAAAGGAAATAATAATTTTTCTAAATGTTCTTTAGATTTAAACAAACTAAACTCATTTCTTATATTTCCTACTAACTGAGAATTAGCTGGAACAGCTTTAGAAAAATCTTGACTTATCTCTTTTACTTCTGCGATCAACGGACGAAGTTCGTCCTCGGTAAATTTATGTTGGATATATCCAAAATTAAAAAAAGGTTCAAAAGTTGCCATAGTCTTTTATATAGTCAATAAAAAAGCCAGTTGTCAAAAAACTGGCTTTCTTATTAAAGAAACAAATTTTATTTTTGTTCTTCGCTTAGTACATCGTACATTTCAAAACGTCCGCCCATTCTCTCGTAGACTAGGCCGGCATAAACTTCGGCTTTGGTTGCCTCGGTAAATTTTTTCTGTGCCACGCGAGTCGCCCAGTCAAACAATGCCTTGTCTAAAGGATCGATGGCCTGTTGACCTCCGCTTTCAATAACGACCTTCATCATTTCGCGGAAGTTAGACGGTGCTTCGATGGATTCAGCAACGACTTTCTTTGAAGTTGTTGCAGATTCATTCTTCTTGCCAAAGTATTTTTCCTGAGCAGCACTCATTCCTTTCTTGCCATCTTTCTTATCACCGCCTTTATCGGCAGCGGCTTTCTTCATTGGTTCTTTCTTGTTGCCGTCTTTGTCGAGGTCTAAGAAATCAGGTTTAGAACCTTCTTCCATCTTCTTGTCTTTCTTAGACATTTTGTCTTTCTTGGCTTCTACCATAGAATCAAATTTCTTTTGGAAATTTTCTTTGTCTAATTCGGCACCTTCCATCTTATGACGAGTTACCGAACCTTTTCCGTGTTTCTTTTCGTAGTCTTTAGAAGCCTTGTCCTGTTCTTTATCTTTGGCCTTTTGATCGCGTCTTTCGGCTCCGGTCATTCCGGATTTTTCTTTCTTCTTTGGTTCTTCTTGATGATCGCTGCCATCGTAGTCTGAACCATATTTGCCTTTATGGACATACTTTCCATCTTTTGATTCGTATTCGTTTAGGGCTTCTTCATCACTCTCAGCGGACTCTGCTTTCTTTTTAGCAACTTTAGTAGCAGTGGCATGCATAACTTCCTCTCCACGCTTACCGTAACGCTTTTCAAATCCTTCTTTGTCTTTTTTCATAGACTTAACTACTTCTTCTTTCTTTTCTTTTTCTGCCTTAGTTAATTTCTTTTCAGCAATTAAAGATTCAGTGAGAGGAGTAATACCGGCCAGAACTCTAAATTCTGTATCCTCGTCTAGTCTTAGAACTTCTTGTGGCGCTACAACAGGTTTTGATTCGACCTGTGTGTCTAACGAGCTAATTTTAGAAATAAGTGATTTGAAATCCATTTCAGTTTCCTTGTTTTTTGTTTAACCATTGTTCTGTTAGGCTATCTTTAATTTGAGCCTGAACAGCTTCTTCGAATTCTCTAGGGCCTACTTCGACCTGTTCTCTAGCCATTTTCTCATATTCTAAATAATGATATACGCTAGAAATATAATCAGAAGCTTTAGTGATCTTAGCTTGTACCCATCCATCTAATTCTTCATTTTCGTCGATTAGTCGGAATAACTTGGCAGAATATTGAGCTAACTTATAAAGGTCAGCCTTTGCCATTTTTGCTTCGTGATCATCAAACTGCGGTTTTTCGAGGTCCATATTATATTTATCTCTGTATGAAATTACCTTCACCAAACAAACTAGTCTTCATGTCTAATGCATTGTCTGAGGGTTTTTGTTTTTTAGGTTTAGGTTGTTTAGGAGATTTAGTTCCGGACTGTCCGGGACTTCCTGTATAGCTTTTTTTACCCCTTGTAGGGCCTGGGCTGATGTGAGGATTCGCTACAGTAGCAATATTACCTGCACTTGTAGCGCCTGCGGTCGCGGTTTCAAAAAGTTCTGAAATTTTCATAGTATACTATTTATTACGCCCAGATTTCATATTAGCGCACCAGTGATACATTTTAGCTTTTTCGCCTGATGAATTTTTAGCACGTTTTCTTAGATCAGTAACAGAACCAGAACAGCTAGCCCCAGATTTTTTAACTCTTCCCGGACGACTCTTGCCCTTAATTTTACCATCTGCAAAGTTTTCACCTACTCCGCCCTCGCCACTATAACCAGTAGCAAATCCATAACCACCAAAAGGTCCTGGACCGTAAGCAGCCCAACGAGGTTTTTTACGTTTGCTTTTCTTTTCGATTATGAATTCTTTCGCTCTCATTAATATTGTCCGTGCAAATTATACTGAAAAACTAGACCCGCAGCCGCAAGTAGTCTGTGCATTAGGATTTTTTATACTAAAACTTGATCCAGTTAAATCTTCTGTGTAATCAATCACAGCGCCTGTTATATATTGCATACTCATAGCGTCTACAACTAATTTCCATTGATCGCCTAAGGGGATTTCAAAGTCATCTTCGTTCTTTTCTTCGTCAAATGTAAAACCATATTGAAAACCAGAACACCCTCCGCCTTGAACAAAGGTACGAAGCATAAGGTTTGGATTGTTTTCATCGATCAATAAGTCTATGACTTTCTGTTTTGCGGCTTCTGTTATCTCAACCATTATTATTATCTCCTATGGGTTTTTCGCCAGTTAGATAAGGTAAGCTGAACCACAATTGAAACCACTCAGGTGTTCCTGGTTTAATATTGTGCTTTTTCATAAGCTCACCTTTTTCGTTCCCAGTGATACTTATGTTGCTACCGCCATAGGGCTGGTAGCCTTTGAATTCTGTAATGCCTGCAAGTTTTTTTAATTCGCTTAGTTCCATTATTCTGTAGCTGGTTCGCCGGTAATAGAAACTTCCCACTTCTTACCAGTGGCCTCTGACTTTTTACGAGCCCAATCTTGTAATTGACGATAGTGTGCTTGTTCTCTAGCATCGTCGGCATACTGCCCACGACCTTTAAAAACTTTCCACTTCTTACCGTTGATATAGATAGCAAAATTGTTTGGAGGTTCGGTGTTGCCTTCGTCCCAATCTTCTGGATCTCGGTTTCTTCCACTACCCGCCTGCCAGCCTCTGCCAAAACTTCCGCCACCGCCAAAATAACCTGCTTCGTCCATAGAAAATTTTTCTTTCTTGTGTTTAAAGTCGCCTTGCTTCTCGGCTTTCTTTTTATCTTTGTGTGCGCCTGCACCTGCTGTCTTTTGATTCTTAGCAACAAAGTTACGAGGTTTACTCTGTGGTATAAATTCTTTTGCTTTCATGATGCTCTCTTTTGTTTAGGACCTTTGCGTGTCTTCCATTTCTTATCAGTAGAACACCAATATCGACCATAGTTAGATTCATGCATACCAAAGTTGCCCTTCATCCTAACTTGTTCGATATCATTGGATTCTGCATATTTGTCAACCTTTAATGCTAGCTTGAAATCTAACACTGTTAAACCTTTAACATCAAAGGTTGAAGTCTTAACAGTAACTTCGGCAACGTCTTGGGTAACTTCGGCGAAGTGATCCATTTCTTCGCTGACCTTGTTTATATAGGAAACAAATTCTTCGGCGTGTCTATGATCTTTTGCCACATACTTTGCCTGTAGTGTTTTATGATCTAACATTTCCCAATCAGGTATGTATTTGCTTTTTAAATCATTTAATTTTTTATTTGGAATTACTGTATCTTCGATATCTCTACTTCTAAATTTGCCTTCTTTAACAATATGTTCTTCAAGGTCTTCGTTAATTCCCATACCTCGACGAACAGCAGAGTATAATTTTTCTGCATATTGTCCTGCTCCTGTGGCCTCTGCAAATCCTTCTAGATCTCCGTTTGCTGCCATAGCTCTCGCTCTACTAGCACTGACCCCAGCGATTCCCTCAGCACCATCTTCTCGTTCTCCACTGCTTTTAAAATCTAACATATCGAACTTATAGTATCCGTGTGCTTTACCTTCGACTCCGTTATACATCTCTAGCAGTTTCTTCATAGATTCTAATCTATCACTTCCTGCTACAAAGGTTGCTGCTCTATAACCTTGATCATATAGATAACTGGCAATTTTAACAGGAGTGTTAAGACTTGGATCCTCGACTATCGCACCGGCGTGTTCTGGTATCATTGCTTTGATAAACTTAATTTTGGTAGCGTAATCTAATGGATTATCTTTTTTGTCCTGGCTAGGGCTGACAAATATTTTATAATCTCCCCCCACTTTAGCAGCAGTATCTAATAACTGTTTGTGTCCTATGGTGGGAGGATTAAGTCTTCCGAATACGAAAGTTATATGTTTTGTTTCTGCTTCAAAAAGTTCTAAGAGTTTCATTCGAGATCGTAATTTTTATTTTTAATGTGTATTTCTTGTTCTTCTGCAAATTTTTTAGCCAGCTCAATCAAATCTTCTTTCGGAAATTTTTTCTCTCTTTCGTCGACTTGATATTTTTCGCAATACGATTCGCAACTGCTTTCGATTGGTCTTATATAGATTTTGTAGACATTTGGATTACCTACATAATCTTTATGTTTTTTTATAGCAGGAAAAAAATTCTTACTGAGAATTTCATCGTCGTTATCGATATAGAATTTTAAATCATTTATCCAATTGATATCTTGTTCTTTTTCGTTCGGAGAACCGATCGGACTAAACATTTCTCTTAATAACATTACCAGCTCCTGCAAGACCAGTAACGTGCTTTCCAACGCGGCCCCGGATTTTTACAATTATGACGGGCACGGAAAGATTTTCTACGTGCCGGATTAGATTTCTTAATACGCATTTTCTTATCACCAAAGTTTACCTTGACGATTTTACCGTTGGGCTTGCGTACATATACTTTTGATTTCTTAACATCGCCTGGTAATTTTTTACCTAAGGGAACTTCCTTGCCTTGATATTTGGCTTCGTCTACATCTGATTCTTCTTCAATACTTTCATTGGGAACACAGTTGGGTACGGTTTTGCCGCCTTTCTTTTTTGTTCCTACGGGATGATATCCTTTCCAACAGGGATTGTCTTTAGGGTCTCTTAATCCTTCTGTGAGCTCACCGTCTAGGAATATACTACCATTTTCTTGCAAATGGTTTAATGCTGTTTCGTCTAAATCAACAACGATTCCATCATTGGTAAAGCCTACGATCTCTGCGCCAATTTCAAAATCTTCTGAAAAACTGATTCCGAAGTCGTCTCCGATATTAAACTCTTCAGAAAATCCCTTAGATTCGGCTTCTTTTTCTAGGGCGGCTTTTCTTTGAATGATTGCTTGTTTAATTTCTGGATCTTTAGCAGCGGTAGGATCCATTTGTAGATCCTGTAGGGCCTTGCGTTTAGCCTGCAGATCTTCCTTGTCTTTGAGTTCTGCTTCGTTTATAATTGCATCTAATTTAGATAAAAGGTCTCTCATAGTATCTTCCGTAAGGTGATACTATATTTATCGATCTTTAAGTCTTAGTAAGTATATCTAATTTGTGTGATAGTGCCCTGCATCAGTCTATATGCAGCTCGCACCCATACGAAATTACCGGTAAAATTGCGGGTTTCGGATGTTATTAACAGAGTGCTGTCTAAGGCCTGTATTTCCGATCCATTGTCGTACTCTATATCGAACCAGTCATCGGAAGAAGGGTGTGTTTCCAATGTTGCCTGTATTTTAACATCGCCTAGAAAGTTATCAAATTCAAAGAGGACAGTATGCAGAGCTGAGGATTTTTTGTGATATCCTGCTGCCTTTTGTTTATCGCTGTATTGATATTCTATACCTGAAGTACCATCCCAGGTTTCGATAGATGTAGACGACAATAAAATAGTGTTTTCGTTGGACATCTATTATTTATCGACTATGCTGTATTCGTATACTCTGCCCATTGATTCGCTAGATCTCAATTTCAGCAGTAGCAACGTGTTTTCGTCTTGTACGTATATGTATCTACGATCCCAATTCCAATTAGTATCTATAAACCATTTTTTAACTTTTTCAGATATTAAGATTTTAGGGCTTTGCTGGTCTAACCAAGATAGATATTTGTTTTTAGCAGGGATATCATTTTTAAATTTATGAGGTAGTAGATAAACTTTATATTTGTAACATCCGTGTGGTAGTTTTTGCACGGGTATTAACCCTGTGTTTAAAATATCTAATTGATTATTATCGGGAACTGAAATATAGACAATTTTATCTGATAGATCTTTTTCAATAGTATCGCATATATTTTTATCGTTTGTGTATATGTCGATTCTATTGCTCTCTATTCTTTTAGCGTAGGAGTCTTTGTGATTCGAATTTAAAATACGGGACAGGCTACTGATGTAAGATTTATTACCATAGGCCTTGGCAAGTATGCTCTGCCTATAACCGTTCCCTTCGGGCATTAGTTCTTTGTCAAAGTCTATTAATTTTTCAATAGAATTTATTCTCATTACAGATGCACCAGGTATCAATAAAGATACCTTGTATACCCATTTATTATAGAATTTTCTATTTGTATATTTTATTTTAACCATTTTCTAGTAAGGGTAAAGGTTCGCCCCTCTTTAATGCCTTACGCTGTTCTTTAGTTAGCACTACTTCTTTTTTAATAAATGTAAAAGAAATTTCATCCCCGGTTAAATTCATAAGTGCTTTTCCGCCTTCCTTTAGTTCGCCGAACAGCACCTGTCTACTTAACGGAGATTTAATTTTATTATCGATCAGTCTTGCTAACGGTCTTGCACCCATTTTACTGTCGTAACCCTTTTCTGCTAGCCAACTTATTACAGATTGATCGGCAATGATCTCGATGTTCTTTTCTTTAACCTGTTGATTTAGATCAGAGATAAACTTATCAACAATCTTACGTACAGTTTCTTGCGATAGCTTTGTAAACTTAATAGTTGCATCTAAACGATTACGGAATTCGGGAGCGAAGAATTTTTTAACTGCTTTATCATCCTCGCCTTCCCTAGACAAATCTCCGAACCCGATAGTATTCCTCTCATTATCAGCAGCACCTAAGTTGCTGGTCATAATTAAGATGGTATTTCTTCCATCGGCGACTTTACCGTTACTACCCGTGACAAAACCGTTATCCATAAACTGTAATAGAATGTTAGTAACATCTGGATGGGCTTTTTCAATTTCGTCTAAAAGCAAAACACAATTTGGTGTTTCTTGTAATTTTGTTATAAGTTGTCCAGCATTATCTTCATAGCCTACATAACCTGGAGGAGCCCCGATAAGTTTAGCAACGCTGTGTTTTTCTTGATATTCGCTCATATCAAATCTAATCAACGGTAACCCCATTTTTAAACTTAGTTGTTTAGCAGTTTCTGTTTTACCACAACCTGTAGGCCCTGCGAATAAGAAGCAACCGATAGGTTTATTAGGTAACTTCATACCAGCCTGAGCTACGAAAATTTTATCCAGTAAATTATCTACAGCACCGTCTTGACCATAAACAACTTCCTTCATTCCTGATTCCAGGTCAGCAAGATTTTTACTTTCTTTCTGAGCTACAGTTTCCAACGGCATATTAATCATCTTGCTGAGTTCGTAGGTTACTTGTTCTACGTCAACGATCTGTTCAACACCTTCCATAGCTTCGTCGTCTCGAAGTTTATATCTAGCAGATGCGCAATCGATGATATCGATGGCTTTATCCGGAAGTTTTTTATCTGACATATATTTCACAGATAGCTTAACTGCTTGCTCGATAGCTGCTTCTGTAATTTTTACATTATGATGCTTTTCGTAGTACTTCTTGATACCCTTGATGATCTTAACAGTGACTTCGCTAGTTGGTTCGTCAACAGTAACACGTTGGAATCGACGCATCAATGCACGATCTTTTTCGAAGTGTTTACGATATTCTTCCCAAGTAGTTGATGCGATTAGTTTGATCACACCTTTAGTTAATACTGGCTTAAGAATATTTGCTAGGTCGTTGCTTGATTGATTAGCAGCACCTGCACCTTGCATCATATGTGCTTCATCGATGAAAAGAATAATTTTGCCTTTTCTCTCTAATGCAGTTAACACAGCTTTTATACGTTCTTCAAAATCGCCACGATACTTTGAACCCGCTAACAGAGAACTAATATCTAAAGTATATACTTGATGATCTTGGATAAATTTAGGAACTTTCTTTTCGACTATTTTTCTAGCAAGGCCTTCAGCGATAGCAGTCTTACCAACACCTGGCTCTCCGACCATCAATACATTGCACTTGTTTCTACGTGCTAGGATTAATTGGATTTTTTCTAATTCTTCGTCACGACCGATCACAGGATCTATTTTACGTTGTTTAGCTAATAGGCTTAAATTAGTACAAAATTGATTGATAATCTTTTCTATTTGATTTGGATTCACTACGGCGTTCTCGTTGTCATTTTCTTCATCATCACCTGTAAGTTGATCATGAAAGTGTTGGATGAATTTTTCTTTGCTAACTCCGCCTTTGCTTAAAAAATAAAATGCAAAGGAATTTTTTTCATTAAGAATACTTAGAATAACGTCAATAATTTCAATTTTTTGTCTCCCGCTGAATAATACCTGCGAGAAACATCTGTTCAGTACTCTTTCAACTGAATTGGTTTTTTTAGGTCTTAGATTTTCGTCTTCAGTTTTAATGTCATTAAGATTATTAATAACATAATTTTCTAGATTGTTTTTAATAAAATTAACGTCAGCACCAAATTGCTCTAGATGATTGTAGGAATTTTCATCTAACATTATACTATAGACAAGATGTTCTAGTGTTATATATTCGTGCTGATTTGATTTAGCTAAATCAATAGCAGTTTCGAACACACTTTGAAGGCTCTTACTCGGTTCTATCATTATTTAAATTTCCTTAATTTCTTCATAGCTAATTGTAACTTTAATTGAGATACTTTGTCAACGAAACAAATGCCATCTAGATGATCGTATTCGTGCTGAAAACATTTTGACAGATAACCGTCTACTTTGATTTCTTTAACATTTCCTTTGCTGTCTTGATATTCAGCAATGATCCATTCTGGTCTTTTTATCATTAAAAACAGACCAGGATAGCTCAAACATCCTTCTTTGTCTGATATCTCTTCTTTGCTAACTTCTAGAATCTTAGGGTTGAATACAGCAAATGGTTGCGGAAATCCTGGGATGTTATTGCTGCCTATAACAAATACTCTTTTAGTAATGTTTATTTGATTGGCCGCAAGTCCTATGCCATTATTGGCTAACATAAATTCGCACATATGCTTTTCGACTAGTTCAGGATCCTCATCTAAATTAAAATCCCAATCTGTGCTTTTTTCAATTAGGCTTTTATGTGCCCCTAGATTAAATTCCATTTTTTCTTATTGTTTCCAGTAATTTTTTTTCTGCATCTCCGAGATTTCTTGGAATATCTATTTTTATTTTCATTAATAAGTTCCCTCGTTGTCTTGTTCGCATATTAGGTATACCTTCGCCTCTGCAGCTCAGAACAGTTTCTGGCTGTGTTCCCGGTGGAATGGTTATTGTAATTACTTTATTGTCTATAGTTGAAACATTTAAATTTGTTCCGAGAATAGCATCCCAAACACTAATACTTTTTTCAATAATTAATGCATCTCCTTCTCTTCTAAAAACAGGATGTGGTTTGACTCTTATATTAACAATTAAATCGCCTGCTCTTAGATCTGGAATGGAATCGTCCCCCATTCCAGAATATTTTATTTGTTGATTGTTTTCTATACCGGGAGGTATTTGTATATTAATTACTTTTTTTCTGCCACCTGGTATTCCTACTTCTGCATTAATTTCTTTTCCTAATAACACATCTTCCAATGTGATGTCTATAGTAATATTCAAAGATTTATTTCTTCTCATCGGTCTTTGATTAAAACCGAATCCGAATTGATTAAAAATATCGTGTATGTTATCCGACCCAAAATGAAATTCGAAAGGTCCTTGATTCCAGGTAGAACCTTGGCCTTGAGAATTGGGGTCAATTCCTGCGTCTACTAATCTCTTCTTCTCGGGATCGCTAAGAGTTCTGTATGCCTCTTCGATTTCTTTGAATTTTTTTTCATCACCACCTCGGTCCGGATGATGTTTCATTGCTAAACTTCGGTATGCTTTTTTTATTTCGTTATCAGCAGCCCCGTGTCTTAATCCTAATGTTTCGTAATAATTCATGATAGTAATTCGCTAATTTAAATTTTAAAAATCGCAGTATTATTATTTACAAGTTGTGTTTCAGTGTCGAAACCTCCCTTGACAAACGTATTAAATGCAACACTAGTTCTTATATGATTTGTTTGATTAATTCTTACCTGATGATACAAAGAAGATGGAAATAATATTAGCATATTATTTTCAATAGGAATAGTCCATTCTGTTGAATTAAATTCGGTATATTTTTTACTTTTAAAATTCATAGTAAATGGCAACATCATTCTATGAAAGGAAATTGAATTTTCTGAATTTTCTACGTCTACGTAATAACAGCCGGATATAATACTGTTAGTGTGATTATGTAATAGATGCGGTTCTCCTGAATGATTTTCGTTCTTCCAAGAATTTGTAATATATAATTCGCAATCAGTCTTTATTATTTCTTCAGCATATACCTTTATATTATCGGAAAATATTTTTTTTAAATCTTGTAATTTATCATTTTCTAAAATGTTTGACTTTGCCGAAGTCCTGTTTCCTAATTCTTTAGGAAGAACTTTAGATGTTCTTATTACATCTTCTTCGTCTACAGTGAGAGATCGTAGTTTAACTTTATAAATTGCTGTAGGAAAGATTGGAATAATTTCTGCGATCATAAAAATAGGACTATAAAAATAGTCCTATTATTTAATTCGATGTTGCTGAGCTATTATTTTTTCTTTTCAGGAACTGCGGTACCTTCGTGCTTTTTGTGTACCTTTACTTCTTTACAGTTCTGTTTAGGCTTATTGGTTTTTGGATCCATAATAGGCTTGCCATCTTTACCCTGTGCATCTACACAGACTTTTTTGGTTTCTGGTTCTTTCTTATCGTGATTGTCGGCATAAGCAGGATAAGAAAGGGCTAGTGCTAGACCTGCTACAAAAATAATATTTTTCATATTGTTCTCCTTAAATTTCTGGATGATCTGGTTGTTCTGGCATTGGCTTACCAGTACTACTCATTAAAGGTGTCATCGCACCAAAATTGCTAGGTGGTACAGCACCAAATCCGGGAGCTGTGGTGCCAAATCCTCCTACGGGTGCACCTCCGCCGAATGCCGGTGTGGGCGACCTAAAGCTTGCATTGAATCCGCCTATATTAGCCGATGCACTGAAACCCCCTCCACTCGGTCCTGCGCCAGGCGCAGGACTTACGGTAGGAGCTTTAGTGGCTGCTTCTAGTGCTTTCATTTTAGCATCTTTATCATTACCTGCTAACATAATACCCGACAGTGTACCTGTCAAGAATGTTGCGATCGGAATAATTAGTTCAAAGAACTTTTGATCAATTGGGCTAATAGCGTTTAATGGCTGTGTTACAAAAATAATTGAATATAACACAACAAAAACAATTCCTGTTAGAGTTAATGCTAAACAGATACCTATAAAAAATCTAAGTCTAGCCATCAACTGCTCTTCTGTATAGATAAAGTATTCTCCTGTTTCTTTATCTTCTTTTTTAAATCTAGTTAAAATTTCCATCATCTGCATCCTTTATTATCAACTACAGGGGGTTGAGCTATTGAAGCTGGAATTCCGTCCTTCGGTGGCCCTAATCTCGGATCTCGTTGACCTTTGAAAATATGCTCGGGACAGGTTCTTGTTACATCACATAACGGAAGTTTACACATATCCTTATCCCAATTAGCCGGATCTTGACAAGGGTATCGGAAACTGTCTCCTCCAAAAATAGCTAGACCTAAAGGTAGGGCAAGTAAAATAATCACCCATTTAAATAATTTTAAATCACTGTTCATACCGCTCCTTTTGTCCTAACATAAAACACAATGTTATTTACCCAAAAAAGTAGTAAAACATCATTTTGAATAAACTGCTATTATAATTCTGGTTCTGTTGGTTGCGGCACACGTTTTGGAGTAGGCGAAGGGGAGATTCTACTTACTACAGAGCTTTGCCCTTTACTCATCCAAGCAGTTACCCCCATATAAGCACCTACTACACCTGCTTGGGCTATGTAAAACAATCCTAATAAATCTGCCAGTGCTTCGACTCTAGAATCTGATATAACGGGACTAAACAGAAGCACAGTAAACACGATCATAGAGACAATGGCTACCCAAGCCATTCTTCTTTGGCTATCTGCTTTTTCTTCTCTAAGTTCTAATTCTAGAAGACGATCACTGGCTTCGATATCTCTACGCCCAATCTTACCGTCATTATCTGTATCGAATACTGGACTCATTTTACTTCGTCAAAAATCTTTTTCTGCGCATTGTACCACTCGATCCAACCGTCAACTTTAATCTTGCACTCGTGATACTGTGCGTAGTTGTCTGCTACGACACTGATCACCTTTGATAACTGTTCAGTTCCTGGCGCCACAGTTTTCAGTGCAGGACACGCCTTCATCAACTCTTCTGGTACATCGGGGAAATTACGCTTGACAGGAGCTGTTGCTAAACATCCTGTGAGTAAAAACACTGGAAGAATTAGAGCCAGTCTTTTCATTTCTTTTCTTCCTTTAACTGTCCTTGGGCTGCGAGATTGAGAATATCGATAGCTTCTGGTGCAACCTTGCACTGTGCATCTATAACTTTCTCTTTTTCAACGATAATGTTCTTGACTATTTCTTGTACTACTTTTACTTCTTTGATCTTTTCTACAATCTTAGTACGTATTTCTATATTTTTTTCTTTAGATTTTTGTTCAGCGATAGCTACTTTTTCTTCTAGTTCGCGAACACGTTCACGCCATACCATCTCTGTACCATAACTGCCAAAAACATAGGCGCCTATCACTAATAATAAGACACCGATAATTTCTGCTGGAAATTTATAACGGCTAAGAAAAGGTAGCCATTGTACTAATTTACTAATTATGTACAGTGCTACCCCTATACCAACCAGAACATAACTCACCCAAACAAAAAATGTATCTGGGATAAAACTCAGCATCCAGCTAGTTAGCCACATTGTTAATGTGCTCCAAAGATATGTAAAGCATGATTGTAATGTTTGATACGATCGTCTAGGCCAATGGTACCACCGTTGATGCGTTTAGTCAATGTTAGGATGTCGCCTTTGTCAGCCCATTGATTTAATTTATTTTGTTCCCAGAAGAAACAAGCTGATTGTACAGCGCCTTCAAAAGTTTGCAGATATTCAGATGCTTCTTCAACAGGAATATCTAACGATGCTGCGAAAAATGTGTAGTTGTCTTTACCAGTCAATTGGATCAATCCTCTTCCACAATAACGCCATCCATCGCCCGAAGATTCGTCTCCGTTGCCCATACGATTAGCATAGACTCTATTGGCAATTTTTTCTGGTTTGTTGGCATATGCTGCCGCAGTAGCATCGTCTGGGAAGTATTTAGGAAATACTTTACGTAGGCTAGCTGCTTTGTAATTTAGATTCTCTTTTAAGAAAATAAAACCTCCGCTCTCGTGAGCGCACTGTGCTAAGAATGCTGCGACACGTTGGGGGGTGTTGATTTCGTATTCCGGAAGGATTTCAGAAATGGCCTTATACCAATTATCCAAATATGGATTTTTTGGAATCATTTCTTTAAGTTGATCTTTGGTAAAATTAAATGTAAAACTCATTATTCTATCCTTTGTAGTAACATGGCCTGCCCTTTGTTGTCAAACAAAAAGTTCTCGCCAATTTTAGTAATGTTGTAATCCCCTAATACTTTAGTTAACCAAAAAACTTCGCTGGTCGATCCTTGATCTACTGTAATAGTATCTTCTGTATTTTCTAAAATGCTTTGAGTATTATCTTCGCCTATTATTTTCAACTTGACAATTTTATTAAAGGGTTTTTTAATTGTAATGATATCATTTTCTAAAACTAAATCATCCATAAGAGTTTTGTTAAAGAATTTTTTAATTCCTTCGATTTTTACCTTATTCATAAAACCTTCGTAAGCCATTGGAGTTTCCGGAACAATCTTTCTTAACATTTCTTGATTGGCCTCATGTACAGAAGAATCTTTGTGATATTTGAATTTCCATCTGTCATTGCCTGTAAGTTTATTGATACCGTGGGTAAGTTCTTTTATGTTTTCTGATAACTTTTCGTTTCTTGAAAGTTCTATGAAAACAAAATATTCTCCCTGGTCATTTTCGCCAGAGCTAACATCAGCATCTAAAACAAAAGAATAACCTTTCTCGACAAATTCCATTAGGTCCTTTGCCGGTGCTCTATCTTTAACCTTGAAAGAAAGAACACAAACGTCTCGATCCTCCCCCATTTTTGATCTATAGGTATCTATATCGAAAATAGGATGAACTAGATTAAGAAGATCTTCTGATCTCAATCCCTCATTAAGCTGCTGGTTGTTCTGCATTAGTTTGATCCTGTACTTGTGTTTCCGATGCATCAACGTTAGCATTAACAGCACCGAATTGATTTATGATATCTTCTACTTTATTTTTGTCTAAATTCTTGTATCCACGATTGATATCTTGCATTAATTTTTTAGGCATCAAAATTTTAACTAACCAGATATCTTCGATATCGATTTTACCTTTTCGTGTTCCTGGACGGATATCGTCTGGAGTTTTAATTTTTCTTACTTTTTTTAGAGTTGATTCTGCAAATTTAACTTTGCACCCGTAATCTAACAATCTTAGGCCGCCTTGAGGTTCAGGCATTTTTTCTTTAGGCCACATAAAGGTACATTCTACAAAATATCTGTGTTCTGTTGGCCCAGCTACTAATTGTCCGTCTAACCAGTTATCGTAGACATAGGTATCTAGCTCGTCTATTACACGTTCGAAGTCTTTGAGTAAATTTAAGCTGTTATTAGAACCGTAGATTTGTTCTATGTTGCTTATAATATCTTTTATATCTGCCATGGAGTTCTCCCAATGTATTTATTCCGCCTAAAACTTAAACATAACTTATAATAAAATCAGCTTCGGATTAAATATGTTTGTGTTCGGTCACGGACACTACGGTTTTAGGGTCCGTGCCTAGCATTTTAAAGGAGGGCTAACCTTATATGAAGCGAAAAAGAGCAGCAGTACTGAAAGCTACTAATTATCAAGAAGAGTCTAACGTAATAAAGCTAGTAGATAAAAATTATCAAAAGCGTCCGAAAGTCCAACTATATCCGAAAAATCTTAATCAAGAAAACTACCTATTAAAACTGAACAATGAGCAAAAGATGATAATTTTTGCCATAGGTCCAGCGGGCACGGGTAAAACTATGTTGGCTGTACAGTGGGCTATAGACCAGTTGAAATACGGGTCAACCACAAAAATTATTATTACTAGACCAGCTGTTTCAGTAGATGAGCAACACGGATTTTTGCCAGGAGATCTACAACAAAAGATGGAACCATGGACAAAGCCAATTATGGATGTGTTTGCCGAAAATTACAATGCCAGAGAAATCGAAAATATGATAAAAGAGGGGGTGATTGAAACCAGTCCTCTGGCGTATATGAGAGGCCGAACATTTAAAAATGCTGTAATCATCGCAGATGAGATGCAGAACGCTACACCTAGTCAAATGAAGATGCTGCTTACTAGGTTAGGCCAGGGTTCTAAGATGATCGTTACTGGAGATTTGCAACAAGCAGACCGTCCTTCAAATAACGGACTGCTAGAGTTCCTCGGGTTGTATAACAACTTTGCAAATCACAGATATGTAGATATCTGTCACTTCACTGTAGGTGACGTTGAGCGCCACGAGGCGGTAAAGGAGATATTAGCAATATATGGTGATGACTAATCGTTAGGGAGATAGGGGGTCAATTGATCCCCTAGTAACCTTTTATAGAATTCTAACATATCATCGAATCCCGCTTGAGGATTGATAGAATTCATAACGCATTTTTTCTCTTTAAAATCTAGAATAACTTTGGCTGTCTGATAATGACGAGTCTTTAGGCTATTTTTAAAATCAGTGATCTCATCCCATTTGCCGTTAGGTTTTTTCATATAAGATACTATCATATATCTATATTTCATTCTTCTAACAATGGCAACTTATTAGGTTTTCCATTCCAATCTTCTGCATCCGGCAGAGCAGTTTTCTTTTTAGTAATATTAGGCCATTTAGAACTCAGTCGACGATTTAGATCTGTCCAAAATACTACATCGATGTCTTTATCGTTATCGGGTACAATAGCATTGACAGGACATTCCGGAACACAGACAGCGCAATCGATACATTCGTCTGGGTTAATAGCTAGGAAATTTGGTCCTTCATAAAAACAATCAACCGGACATACTTCTACACAATCGGTGTGCTTACATTTAATACAATTTTCTGTAACCAAATAGCTCATTAGGCGATCCTTGCAAGTTTGACTAGAGTAGCAGATAAATTAATTTCTGGATCTACAATTAAGGTATGATCTACTAAACCTTGTTTAATTATTAAAATAGCTTTATCTTGATTTTCTTCGGAACCAAAAATATCCAGATTATTGTATAACCAAACAAATACTTCTTCCATTTCTTCTGCTCTTAATTTCCCACAGAGCATTTTTCGAGCTTCGTTGATTTTTCCTTCTTTAAACAACTTCACCATATCGAATTTCCAATCAGCTTCCCCCGCATCTCCCTTATTCGGAGCCGCAAGTTTATTGTCTTGAACGTTCTGTTGTATAAGATTTATACACTTTCGAAGATCGGGATAGGTAACTTTAACATAATTGTCTAGCGTCTCAAGATCGAATTCCACAGCCTCTTCAACAAGAACAGTAGCAACACGAGCGGTAAACTCAGTAAGATCCGTTCGCTCAACGTGAAATCCTTGACATCGTGAGTGTATAGCAGGGATAATACGATTAGGGTAGTTACAGGTGAGGATGAAACGAGCAGTTGCATGATATTCCTCCATGACCCCACGTAACGCTGCTTGAGCGTTCGGACTAAGATAATCAGCTTCATCTAATAGCACCACCTTAAAAGGTCCAAACGGAATCATTTGGACAAAGTTTGTAATTTTATCTCGAACATCATCGACTGAGTTAGTTCGGCTTGCGTTGATTTCTAGAACATCGTAATCTTCGATTCCTAATTCTTGAACAAGAATTTTAGCAAGGGTAGTTTTACCTATGCCTGCCGAACCACTGAGCAAAAGATGAGGAATACTTTTATCTTTGATCCAAGTTTCTATTTGTTTACGTTGATGTTCGTCTCTAAATACATAACCGTTAATTGTTTTTGGTCTGTATTTCTCTACCCATAGTTCTTTCATTTTTTTCCTCTGTGTTTTCTGCCCAATCGCCTTCTATGATGTAACAAGCCTCTGGAGGTTCTCTATGTTCCTCTTCTTGCTTCATGTATTCTCCGGCCGTGATAAATTTAAGATCTTTCATTTTTATCTCTGTTCTCAAATCGTCCATCGGGGTCAACTATTCTATATATATTGAAAGGTTTCCAATATTTGTGTAATAGATTGTTAACAACTAAAATAGCCGCCACCCATACTATAGCAGCTAGCATTACTAAAATACTGCTGGCCAAAAATACAGCCGCTACGTCTATTGTCATTGTTTCAATCCTTTTTCGACTTCGGCGGCAACGACTCGTCCTCGAAGTTCGGTTGTGGAGAAGCTGTGTTCTCGCCTGTTAAAATAAAATTCGATACCTTTGGCAATGCACTCGTACTTGCCTGTGAATTCTTTTTCTTCATATTCATCTCCTAGTATTCTAACATTAATAGGATAAGAAAGCAAGATGTCTACTAACTCTTTTTCTGTAGCATAGGGGATGATTTCGTCAATATACTTGCAGGACTTTAGTTGTACAAAACGCTCAAACACACTTTGCACAGGTTTGTTCTTTTCTTTCGGACGATCGATAGTGGGATCAGTTTGTAATCCTACGATAAGATAATCACATTTCTTTTTGGCTTCTTCTAGCATAAGAAGATGCCCTGCATGAAATAAATCAAAAGTTGAGCAAGTAAATCCTATCTTCATAGCACATCTACTTCCGGAGAGATCCAGCCATTGCCGTTATCTTTTGCGACAAAAGGCTTTAAATTTGGAGGTTCCCAACCCAGCGGCTTAAGAACCTTACCGTCTTCACGCTTGCGAACCTTGCCCGTGTCTTTGTCAATCTTGGCAAAGTTAGTACGCATAACTTCTTTCCAAGCACCTTCTGCGTCAGCCCCCATACTATGGATAGCTCCGATAGTGACAACTAAAATGTCTATTAATGCATCTAGAGATTCTACTTTATCGTTGTTATCGATTGCAACGGATAATTCTCTGTTTTCTTCTTCGATCAACTTGAGGTACATTCTAAATTGATCTTGATTGAAGAGCTCTGTGCTTTGATCGCAGGCCCGCATAAACTTTTCTTGGTCGCGAAAAGGGTTGGTCATTGTGTCTCCTTAGGACTTTAGAATATTAATAATACGTTTTTTTTCTTGTGATTGCAACCAGTCTTTTTCCAACTCTCCGAAATCCGGAGAGTTTTTTATTGCATTGTCTATGATATTTTTAAGAAGATATAACTCTTTTTTGAATTCAAAAGAAGTGAACCCGTCGTTATATGGACTGTTGCATTCTCTTGATAGGGAATGTATCTGATTGGCGATGTCAGCCAAATCCCAATTTTTTTTAAAGCCCATTATCCTATAAAATCTTCTGGGCGTATAGTTGTGCTCGAACCGTGACCGAATTCTTGCCCTATGTAAGCATCATTAGGCCTTTCATCAGCTATGGCTAATATGCTGGCAACTTCAACCTTTTGAATTTCTTTTTCGCCATCGCCGTCGTCGATTTTAATCTTTCGAGTCCAGCGACCATGTTCTATTAGAATCCACTGGCCTTCTTTGATGTCTTGTTGTTCGGGGCCTACTTTGTATACCTTACCCCATCTAGGTTTAACTCCGTGTGCTTTACCGTTATCACTTAAAATTACAATACCGCCCGAAGTTACCTGTTCTCCTAGATCCATATCTGTGATAATCACGTCATCATGTAACGCACGAATTTTTATATGTTTTACATCGTAGGCAGTTGTCATAATTACCTCTTATTACCTCGAGAACCTAATTCTTCCTTAATCGCTCTAGGATTATTTTTATAATAGTCCTGTAGGATCTCTTCTCTAGTTTTAACGACCTTTCCGCCGGTCCCGATGATATCTCCACGAGCATTCATTTTGGCATTGCCCACGGCAGGTTCTTTTTCATTTTTAAGAGCCAGTTTTTCTAGATCAACCTCTTTACCTCGCATACTTGTGTATGTTTTACCCATTTTTAGTCTCCTTAAAAAATTCCTCTATAGGTAGATTATATTTAACACTATCTATTTTATGGACTCCTATTAAAAAGAGCACATAACTTGCAACTGAACTTCCACGTCCCACACCCCACACTATATTATTTTTTCTTAGTGTGTCAACAATATACTTAACTGTTTTTAGCACGGACAAAAGATTATTTTCTTTATAAAGATTTATTTCTTTGATTAATCTGTCATAATTTTCTTCTGGACATTGATTCACTAAAAATCCTTCGATGTCCATATCTTGATATTCTCTAGGAATAAACCAATTGTCTTTGTTTACGGTTTTTGGGGGTACAGGATAATTTAGATGTTCTAGATTTACTCGATCTATGTATTGTGTTAGATCATCAGAACATAGGCAATAATCCAGAATGTCCGGACCATGTTTTAAAATGCCTTTTATTAATTGTTCTTCAGTATTAGTTTCAGTCCACATTGATCAGTTGATCCAAATCAGTATCAGTTTGTCCTTGATTTTTTCTAAAATATCTCTTAGACATTTCTTCTTTGTATATTGTAACAAATGTACTTAATTGTGTCAACAGTTCAGTTTTACCTAATCTTGCTGCCGCATGATATTTTTTGGTAACTTCCAGCAGTTTAGATTCTACTTCAGAATCTTTTAGATGAGATAGATCGTTTACAAATGGATGAAACATTTAGCTGAAGCTACCCAAATAATTTAGGAAAATATTATCAGAATCGTGCTGCCAAACTTCTACGATTATAGGATTGGTCTTAGAAGTTAGAGTGATTTGAGGACTTGCGCCTACTACTGGAAAAGTAGAATTTTTCTTAAAAACAGTACCGCCTTCTGTAGTAAAGACGATTGTTTTGTTTTCTGTGGCTGCTGTATCTAGGTATATCTCTAAAGTTACTTTACCAACCCCCGATACAACGTTGATATCTGGATCATCTAACGTAGGAAAATTTCTAAACACAAGACTAGAATTTTCTTGTATTCTTACAATTTGATATTGCCCTTGTTCAAAATCTATTTCTCTATTAGCTGATGTTACAACTATCTGTCGTTTTCTTGTGATAAAATTCTGTGTATAAGCTTCGTTTAGAAGTTTATAATTAAAACTGTTATCGGTATCTGTTTTGGCCGTATTTTCCAACAGATCGGATAGCTCCCTGTTAGCTTCGTAGAGGCCATTATAAATGGTGTCAAAGTTATCTCTAAATGTCTGTGTATCATTATCCTGACCTGCTACAGGAAAATTCACATCAATATTATAAATGACTCTGCTGGTTGTTAGTCTTTCTGTCATGGTAATTTTTCTCCGCGTTGTGGGAACGCAAGGTATTTATTCTCTATTTCACCGTCTAAAACGTCAATTAGATAACGATCTGCTGTGAAATCTATTTTTTTGAAATCAAAACCGCTGGCTTTAATCCTACTGATAATATAATCTCCTTTGCCCGATTTGGCGTAGCAAAGGACTAATGCTTTGGTGTAACCCAATTCTACCGGTGAAGTAATCTGCGTAGATCTCATCCAAAGAGGTAGAAAATCTCTATCTCGATCCCCGATAGACCTAATACGTTTTCTCATATTTTTTATTGAATTTGGAAATATGCGCTGATGATCGCTGTCGCTGGCAAACGGTATATCGCTGTCTACTTTAATAGCATCGTAGCTGATAATTACTTTGCTGTTTATATTATCAGGTAGATTAATAGTATCACTGATACTAACGCCATTGGTCTCGAATTCATCAACGATCTCTACATATACTGCTTCATAAACAACTTCTTGTGTAATAGGATCTTTAGCCAGTGCTTTCTTTATTTCACCGAATCTAATCTGTTTTCTATAATGATTTCTGCTCATAGCCTGCACGAATTTTACTGCATCTACGCTTTCTATTCCTGCAAAAACCAATACTTTTATTTCTGATTGAACACCGAAATTAGAATCGCCATATCTGTATATGTCTTCTATTTTGAAAATATTTGCATCTGTAATAAAGTTAAACCAATTTAATCTATTTGACTTGGACTGCAAAGCAACCATATACAGATTAGCAAAGGTTTTTTGATTATCAGTTACAACAGTAATAGAAAATTCTTTGATAGATTCGGCATAATTAGCTGTATCTCTGGCTTTAACTCTGAAAGTGAATTTTTTATCGAATGTTGTTGTGTCGTCGTCAAAAGTAGTAGTATAGGCACGCGATCCTGTAGAACTGTCTTCGTTGGCATTTATACTATCGGTACGTTCGTAAAATCTAGTAAGACCGATAATGCCATCGTTAAGATCGCCGAACTGTCTTACTTTGCCAACTATTAGGCCTGTTCCTAATAAACTTAATCCAGGTGGCAGTGTGCCACTTACTAATTCGTAAATCGCTAGATTTCCGTATAATAAACTTTTTGCTTCTAGTTGTTTTCTACTAGGTTGATTTGGTTTTATAGTGCCTAGATCACTGTCAGAGACCCATTCGATAGCACTTTCTATTTCTCCTATAATATCTATAGTGAATGTTTTTTCTGCTGTAGAAACACCTAGTCTCCAATAGTCAGTTGAAACATCCGGTGTTTGATTTTGATTATCTGCGATAGCTACATATATAAAACTTTCGTATCTTACAGATTCGCCTTCGAAATATGTAGAAGTTGAATTCCAATCTCCTCGTAGAGTTGATTCCGTGAGGTCAGCAGGAAAGTTTACTGCGATCATTGTAAATTTATAAGTCTGTGTAACTGCCGATTGATAAGGAACTTTACCGGCTAAATCACCCGAAAGATTATCTAGGGTTAGACCCGGTGGAAATACGCTGTCTGTTTCCTTTTCTATCACTTCCCAATAGGATGAATCGGGCGCAGTAAATTGTCCTAACTGTGTGTTAATCAACTCGTTTGACCAATAAGAGTTTTCCGCCGGAGTTTGATTTAGATGATTTGCGATACAGACCCAGGTTAATCTGTTATAAATCACAGCATCGCCTATTTTATAATTAACAGCGTTTGACCAATTACCTCGAAGGTTATAGGTAAATTTTGGCAATATATCTGATATTTCATATTTGCCATCTGTAATAATCTCTCCAGTTTCTTTTAATTTATAACTGCCTGGATTAGTATCAGATTTATAGTAAACTATAGTACCGGTAAATTCAGCAGGATCATATACATCTAAAAATATAGTTAGATAATTATTAGCTCTTCTTCGACCCAGATATCCAGGAGTGATCCATTGAGGTACTCTGTCGCCCGATGAATCTGCTCTAAATAGATTAGTATCTACTTGAACTATGCTGTTATCGGCTTTGAGAAATTCTTCAGTGACTACATAAATCTTAAAAAGTCTTCGTATTTCATTTCTACCGTCTGTGGCAGAAATTACAAATGCATATGGGCGACTAAGCCTTCTAGGAGACCTGACCGGTTCATTGTAGTCAAAAGTCACGGCATCGTAGAAATAACTATCGAATCCGTTAGACCTAGCCTGAGGAACGTCTAATGGTAAAACATCAAATGCGCCAGTATCATATGCACCTGTGGAATTCTCGTTATATTCTACAGCAAAAATAGGATCGGTAAAACCGTATATTCGTCCTTGCGGAGTAAGAGTTAGCCCGGGAGGCAATTCGCCTCCGTTGGGAACAAGATAATATTCTAGGATATCCCCGGCTATCTCGTCTGTATCTCTAGCTTCTAATTGAAAATCGATATAGCTATTATCCAGAGCATAATAAGCTTCACCTTGGCCCACCTGCAAAAATCCTTCTTCAGTGATCCATCGAGGAGCATCTGATCCATCTATCGATATAGAAAATGTTCGATCTTCGAGATCGGATGTATCTTTGGCCCTTATGACAAATCTACTCTCTGTATATTTTCTAACTTCGGTCGGTGTACCTATTATAAAAGAACCATCTAATCTTAAACCTCGAGGCAGCGATCCCGAAATTATCTCGTAGGTTACACTACCTATATCTGATGCAGCACTAATTGGTATAGATATAGTTTGTCTTTCTTGGAAAGTTCCTAAACTTCCAGCTGCCGTAGCCCAGGATATAGTCATTCAAACTCCTTAGATCGACGGTGTCAGAATAGTTCCAACATCCAAGGATATTCTACTAGGAATAGTTATCGATCCAAAATCTATATTTGATGCAGACATATTGAATTGAACAGCATTGTCAAAATCGTTAGATATTGGACCAAAATCTATATTCCGTAGGATATTTGTAACAGGTAGATCTGTATCTATGGTTATGACATTATTTGTAGAGGTAACGCTAAGATTATTACCCCCTTGCATAGTTAATATAGTATTAGCTGATACACTGGTGCCCGTAGGTACCGCAGATGCTATTCCGCTTTCTGTTATTACTTTGGTAAATGCATCGGGCTGATTATTTGTAATTAAAACTGTATCACTAGTTGAAGAAAGTAAGATTTTATTATTCCCTGCAACTAGCTTTTTAAATTCTAGATTTAAGCCTGTTTTTTGTTTGAAAATTCCTTCACCATTTACTGTTTCGGGTATATTTTTTCCCGTTACACTTAATTCTGCATCCAGAGCAGTGAAGTTTGCATTTACTTTTTGAAACGCAGTTCGTAGGTCATCGCCTAATCCGTCGTTGACTACATTACCTATATTGATTGTTTGTATGGCCATAATCCGCTCTCTTTAGTATATTTACCGTCTATTACACCGTGCCATACAATGATATCCAATCGTCATTAGCACTATAGATAAATTCTGCTGGGCCGCTGCTAACGGTAACTTGCGGGCCGCCGTTAATAGTCAATGTACAGTTGTTAGAAACATTAACAACGACTAATCTCTGTCCCGGTGTTCCTGCTGGTATGTTAATATTATGGGTGTCGGAACCACTATATCCAAGTCCGGGTTGAGCATATAATAGGTTAAAGTTAACTTCGGTAAGGGTTACATCTGTGTTAACACCATCGAAATCGAATGTGTATTC